ATTGCGCCAACCGTTGCAATGGAGGGAGTAAACGGGCTGCCCTCGCTTTCTGTTAATCCGGTTGTTCCATCTTCTACGAATAACTGGAAGCTCGGTTGAAAATAGCAATCCATTATATTCAAATGCCTTGCGTCAGTATCTGCAATGTCTGCAAAAGATAAAACGGGATAGGTATATTTTTTGATTATTTCGCTAAAATCAAAGTAAAAATAAGCCGCCAAGCTACCGTAAACCGCCGCCGTTTTTTGTACGGTTTCCGTATAAGTTACACCCGCCTGCACTATTGTAAGCGTACATTCAATTAATGCCGGAACGTCATCACCGCCACCGTATGCAACTTTTATATAGTACTCAATCGGGCTGCTATCAAGATAGACGTATTTTGTGGGTTGTGAGCTGAAAGTTACAGTATATGCCATTGTTTAAAATTTATATTTACCTACCTGATTAATCGTTTCAAATTTCGTACTAATAACCGTTTTAAAATACTCTCCGATTGCCTCCGTAATTTCTTTGTCTTTCCGTTTCAAAGCGTCATCTATAAACTGCGTTCTTTTTCCGGTACGACTGTATTTTAGTGCTCCTTTTGACGGTATGCCAACCTTAAAGATATTTTGATTGATTGCGTGAGTTGCTTTTTTTGCCTCCAATCCTGATAATTTTAAACGCCGTTTTACCCAATCGAACAAAATTGAAAACGGAACGTAGGTCCCTGGCAATCTACCGTAATTTAAAAACGTCCCGTAATTGAAAAACAGTATCTCGATAACAGCCCTGTTTTTGCTTTCCGTTTCTTTCGATTCAAACGAATTTATTAAACTACCCGTGTCGTTATGCCCTTGTATCTTTATTTCTTCTACCAAAGCACTGATAATAATATTTGAAACGTCTTTTAATGTGGTCATTGGTAAATACTTAAAAGGTTATCAGGATTAACCGTAGGCAACACAAGCCCGCTGTATGTCGTATGGTTTTCAACGGTACTAATAATGCAATCAGGCGAATAGAAAACCGTTACTGTACATTTGATAATAATATTTTCACCCTCTACGGAACGGGTAAAACCGAAATTACCCACACCCAAAAATGGACTTGTATATTTTTGGCAATACCTGAGAATGTCAAATAACGCCTTTTCCATTTCTGAAAAGTATAATTCTGTTTTGTGCCGGTTGTCAGTAGTGCCGTCCGGTAAAAACTTATACTTTGTAATCATGAAAATATCCTGACTTTGTGATACTTTTTTTGCGTTCTGTATCCCTTCGGCGTTTCCATCGGAGGGTGTAAGTAAAAGTAACGGGTACTGCTTTACCCCTGCATTGTCTTTGAAATTTTCAGATAATACGTCTGTATAGTTCCCAAAGTGGGAAGACTTCACAATCGTAGAACGTGAGGCCGCAAATTTCAGGAAAGTAATAATGTCGCTATAATTTTGCATAAGTATTTTCTATTTTGTGTCGGCTATTTTCATAGCTCAACCACGTTAATACGTCATATAGTTTTGCAAGTTCTGCCGATTGTATTGGGGTTTTCCCGGATAAATTCCACAATCCCGATTCAGCAACTCGCAAAAGAACCGGATACCACCCGTAAACTTTTCCTAGATTGTTGCCACCGGACGCAATCCACTTGCTATCAGTAACGCCCGTAAACGCTTGTTTAAACTTGTCAAAGATGAAGTTTTCGTATTGAGCAAAAAAAAACTAAAGGTCAGTAAATGGAGTAGAGTGCAATTGCTTTTGAAATATTTAACCCGTTCTTCGAGTTTGTCGGAATCCTCAAATGCTTCCTCGTTTTCTTTCCTACAAAGCAACGCCATAAGAAAAACCGCTTCATCGTTTCTGTTTTCGCTCTTTTGGTGAAAGTGCCGCAATTGTTGAGCGTTCACAAATTCACCAAACTTACTATCCTTTAAGTTTTCGGACGGGTAAAAATACTTTTCGTTTTCAATCTCGAAAAATTCTGCGGCTGTCAGGTCCTGAGGGAATAAAAACTTTTCGCATATTTTCCAAATTGCCATTACCTCATTTATGCTCAATTCGTTTGCCGCCTCTCCAATTCTTTGCCGCGTATCCGACCATTTGCCCCAAAATCCAACGGACCGATAAATGTATTTAGCGGCCTGAATTTCGCTTTCTTTGTCATCCGGTCTTTTGATTTGTTCCTCATATTCCAAAAACTCATGTAATGGAATCCGGTTCAAATCGGACTCCATTACAAAAGACTTTTTACCCTTTTTCGTTTTTATGTCGTACTGTATCATAATTTTATAGCGCTGTCAATGTCAAATCAAAAGCAGTTACATCATTTTTTAATAATTGTACCGAATCAATTGCAGCGGACGCACCGAAAACAGAGCACGCCACAAATGAGTTTTCAGCATTTGCTGCCGCTATTACATACGAAAAAGTTACGGCACGGGAGTATCCGAATTCCCCCGCTATCGCTTCCCTAATCGCTGTAATTACATTATTTGCATTTGTAGCCACAACCGGAGACGAAAAAGTTACAGCCCCGATAGTAGCAAGTGTAATCCCCACAACTTTAAGCGGTTTGTCCACGTCTGTTTCTACATAAGTAGCTGCGCCGATAGAATCCGTATAGGTTACTTTTGGTGTAAGCGTTACAGCGGAAAGCCCAAAGTTTTTAGATACGTCATTCTCCGTGTAATATAGTTTCCCTATTGTAGAAGAACAGCCCACCACCTGCAAAAATATTACTCCCTTATCGCCTGCCGTTAGTGGGGGTGTGTATAGATACAGTACATAAGAGTAAACAACTTTTAAGCTATCCAAAATTTCTTCAATCCCAGCCTTTACCGCCGCCCCGTTAGTTAGTAAGGTAGTACCCGCCCGTATTGTGTGATTAACCCCGCCCACTGTAATACTGACCGCTACATCTCCCGCAATAAACCCCGTGCCCGTTGCACTGCCTGCGTAAACATTATTATTGAATAGTTTATTTACCTCAGTAACCGAGATTTGCTCGGATGCTGCATTTCCCAATAAGCCAACATAAGCGGATTGAACCGCCTTAATAACGTTGCCTTGCATTGCCTGCTCTTGTACGGGCGTGAAGTGTAAAGCCGATACATCAAAAACGGTTTGCTTTAAAATAGTACCAATGTCTGTTAATGCCATGATTTTTTAAATTTAAGATTTTGAGTTTATTTGTTTTTCCCTTTCGTATTGTGCTATTGTAGTGTAGCCAAAGCCTGCGCCTATTGCGGTTACAAGTCTTTTTCTCATAGATGAGTGTAACGCTTCTATGTGCTTAGCTTCAATTATTCTGAGTGCGTCCCACTCAGAAAGAAACGAAATTAGTTTTTCTTTCATTCCTTCGTGTCCTGTTGCAATCGGTTTTTGCGCCTCGATTACAAGGTTTTGCAGTTCCATTTCGAGCGCATCGACTGCATGGTTTTTCACCTCTGCAATTTCCCGTTCCGTTTTTTCTGTCTTTTTTGGTCGTGCCATAAATATTTTTTTTACAAATTTATATAATTTTAAATTATTAACGAAATTTATTTACAAAATGTTCCACGTGGAACATTTTTAAACAGTTGCAACCGCTCTGCCTGCGTTCTCAAATGCCTGCAAAGCGTAACGGGTAGCGTCCGTAATATGATTGTATTTGTCTATTGGTACGTTCTTTTCCCTTCCATCCGACTTATCAGTTACCCACACATAACCATCAATCTCACTCCAAATGTTTACAGAATCAAAAGTAATATTTTTTTGATACTGATTTAAAATGCTTAATCCGGTTACTATCGAACCCGCGCCTTTTTTGCTTTGAGTTACATTCCACCCCCGTTTTTTAAACCAATCGATTGCCAAAAGTTCGGCGGAGTCAGCTATAATTTTATCCTGCTTTTTTACTCCGTTTCTGATTAACTCTTTTTCCAAGTCATCAAGCCCTAACCCGTTTTTGTAAATCAACTCGTGCATGTACAATTCGCCATTCAGCAAACCAACAAAAACAAGTGCGGTTACATCATTTGTAAAACCAAAATCCAACCCGTAGGCAACCCGTTTAAAATTATCCGGTAGCTTTTCAATGCCTTTGTAGTTTTTCCAAATCTGACCTGATACTTCACCCAATATGCCCAAACCCATTACCCGGAATTTGGGAGGGTCTGTAATTTCCCAAGATTCAATTTCTTTGCGTATAGCGTCAGGCATAAACGGGTTATCCTTATACGTAGTAACCGAAAACCTTACACCCGCTTTCGGTGTAAGGTCTGCATTTAGGTATTTTTGAAACGCCCAAAATTTGCCGGTCGGATTGTAGTCTATCATTAATTTATCCGACGTTCTCATTTCTAACTGCTCAAAGATAGAATACTTTACTCCTTTGCCCTCATTGACATATAAGAAACGCCGCTTTCCCGCCTGGGCGTCCTGAGCCGTTTCGTAACTGACAAATTCCACAGCCCAACCCGTTGCGAACTTGTAATGAGTATTGTTTTCAGTTGGCTTTTTCGGGGTAATTAGTAACGTCCTTGCAAGTTCGTTTTTTTGAAGGATTGCCAAAAATTGCCGGATACAATCCCGTTTTAAATTCGGTAAATCCTGACCCGTTACCGTAATAACGTCATTTTCTCCATTTGCCGGGAATCGGTTTGAATTGCAGACAATATGTATTAATGCCTGAAGTATTCCATAAGTCTTTCCGCTACCCGTCCCGCCGTGCTCAATAATTATACGCTCAGGGCTGTTTAAAACCCTGTTATAAATTGCTGTCGTTGTGGGAAAGAGTTTGATTTTATTCAATGTCTGCAATATGTATTTGCGCCCTATATCCTTTGCGTTCAATTAAAAAATCTTTTGGAGTTCTTCTATAAGTTACCGTCATTAGGTGTGAACCCTCTGCGTGAAAAGTATAAATAATATTCCAAGTATCGGGCTTTATTTTCGCTTCCACGCCAGAAAAAGACATTAACCAATCTATCCATTCAGATAACGCCCCGCCGTTACTGATATTTTTCATTAATGCCGTACTCATTAGGCTTTTTGTTTCTCCTCTGAATAAGGATAGAAACCGCATTCGAGGGCTTTGCGGCATTTCGTATTTTTCTTTTTTTTCAAAAACAATTTTATCAAAGTGCTTTTTGTATAGCTTTTCAGGGCTTAGGAGAAAATCAAATATACTCATGTCTTTAAATTATTAGCTGCTACACTTACAATAAGAAACCCCGCACCAATACGAAAAATCGCCATCTGAATGTGGCTTTTCAAAAAGGTATTTGTAGTGCTGCGGGTTTTGTTCAAAGTCTTTAATGTTGTATTTTTGCAGCACTACTTTATGTGGAAATTTGCCGCCGCTGTATTCGTAAACGTGCCCTAATTTTGGCTCTTTCTTTTCGTTTGTTTCCATAATTTTAAATTGTTTCCATTAATTCGGCCCTTGCATTTATTACACCCTCGATAAAATCAGCAAACGAAATCCCGTTTTCTTCTTTTGCCTCGCAGTATTGCGCCATTATTTCCGTGAACTGCGTAAACATTTCATGCGCTACTTCTGCGCCCTGCGCTCTGTCAATAACCCCCGCTGCTTGTACCAATGATAAAAAAGCAATCGGATTTTCTACTACATAATTTTTACTTTCCATTTCTATTTTTGTTAAATTGTTTAAATTACTGTTTGCGTTTCAATATCAATATTGCGCAACTTTTGCGCCTTATTCCTACTATCATAATAATACACACCAAAAAACCCGTGATTTGTTTTTTGTGGAGGGATAAAACACTTCTTTGTATTTTTTGCTTTCATTACTTCCAAAAGTTCGCTTTTTGCCTTTTGGCTTATCGGGATTTTTGCAATATTTCTAATCATTCGATTTCAATATTTGAAAGTTTCTTTAGTAGTTCCTCAAATCCGGTAACGTTCACATCGTTTTGCTCAATGTAGCCCCTTTGTTTGCCCTTCGTTTTGAGCGTGAAGATTACCGCCGTAGGGTTTAACTCTTCCACTAATTTGTGTAGCTTGCTCTCAACAAAATCAAGGACAACGTTATCTAATTCCTTAACCGCTTTCCGGTAGGCTTCATCGCTTTCCATCCAAAAGTAATGAGTACTCCTTTCAATCCCTACAATCTTTGCTGCACTTGTAACTATTCCCAATGTCTTTGTGAGGGCTTCAAGCATCGCAGCCTTTTTATGTGTAGAATTTTGTACAACCGCCTCTTTATTATTTTGCTGCTTTTTCATGCTCTCTTATCGTGTTATTTATCCTTGTCAATACGCCATCATTATCAAGTTTTCGCCATGCGTTTGCGCTCCTTGTTTCGTTTATTTTCGCTTGTCTTTTTTTGCTTACTGCGCTATAACCGTTGGTGTGTTTCTCCTGTACTCTTTTTAATCTTAAAAGATAGCCAAGGAATGCAGCATTATCCAAGTGTGTTCTGTTTTCTATGATATTCGTTTCCATTTATTTTAATGTTTAAGTTGTTGTCTAAATTTATCATCCTGTCAATTATTACTTGACAATATTTTTCGTCTAATTCCACGCCGTAACATTTTCTATTTAGTTGGTGAGCGGCTACCATTGTAGAACCGCTTCCGAGGAAAACATCTAAAACGGTTTCGTTTTCGTTCGTATAGTGTTCAATAAATTTCGACGGCAGCGTTGGGCTTTTCGCTTGTTTATGCCCGTGGTTTCCTGCATAATCGCTATTGTGTATTTTTGCGCATTCTATTAGTGTTGAAAACCCGTCGAATGTATTGACAAACCTTGTTAATCCATTGCAAAACTCTGCGATTAAATCAACCCTTGTCATCGGTTGGTTATTACTTACAAGCCTCGCCATCCTGAAATCAACAGCAAAGAACTTTCTGAATATTTCCTTATTATTATTAACGACATCTATTAGCTTTTTGTCGCTATTCATTACAAAAATATGCCTGTCGTTATGAACAAAACCAAACGCTATTTTAGAATAGTTGTCATCAATATCATAAGGAGGGTCAGTAAAAACCATATCCGCTTTTCCTCCATTCATCAACTTTGCAACACTATCCGAATCAGTACTATCCCCACACATCAAACGGTGTAACTCTTTCCCGCCTTTCTCAAACGTAATCAAATCACCCAAAACTATATCCGTGTGAATTGTATCCGGTATTTGGTAGTCATCATCAACCGCTTGCGATTCTGTTGCATTTTCCCACTCAGGAACTTCAAACCCCCATTCATTCAGCAACTCCGCATCCCACTCGCTCAACTCCGCATTATCCCACAACCCAAAAGAAACGTTATCCTTGATGATAAACTCGTTTATCTTTTCCGGTGTGAAGTCAGCAGGCAGCACTTTACAAACCGCTTCTTTTTCTCCCAATTCATTCAACGCTTTTAACCGCATATTGCCACCCACAACAATAAATTCATTGTCAAGCGGAAACACCACCAACTCCCGCAACTCCAACATTTCAGGAAAATCCTGCAAAGACTTTTTTAACTTTTGAAACTTTGCGTCATCCTGAATACGAGGGTTTTTATTTACACCTTCAATCTGACCGTTATTGTTTTTAAGTTTTGATATTTTGATTTTTATTGACTGCATAACTTTTCCTTTTCGTATAGCATTTTTAAAATATGATTTGCCCTTTCATTATTACGTCTTTGCACCGCTTTTAGTTGCACACGGATAAGACGCCTATAATATTCCTTAGTTTTGTAAATTGCCATTTTAGCATATTTTCAGAACAAAGATAGTTAATTTTTGTTTGATTTACAAATTAATTATTGAGAATTTCGCAGCGTCTGACTGCTCAGGAACTTTTGCAGAATATTTGTCGTGCATAAAACCTAACACGTTTTCAATAAATATGACCATTTCCGTTTTATTCATATCCCTTTTTCTTTTCGGAATTTTGAAGAGTTCGCCCGTAATTACGTCCGGCACTTCTTCATACCAAAATCGTAATTTCATAAGAGTGTCCGTATCTTGCAGGCTCAACTTTTCGCCCGTATCAGCATAAACGAACGCTTGCACAATAGGGTAAACCGCACCATAAAGAAAACCGTACTGCCGTATTTTGTCGGGGTTGTCTTCTTTAATTTCAATACTCGCCGCCTTATCATTGTACTTTTGTAACTCCTTTTCAATCATTTGAAGTACGGTTTTCGGGGTCGTATCGTTTTCGATTTTTACTATTAACTTCATTTTTTTGCTTTATGCTTTTGCTTTTTACATTTTGAGTAGTTCCGTTTTAGTTTTGTCGGGACAAAATCCGGTTTTTCTTCTTTTGCCTCCATAAAATCGTCCGGCCTATCGTCAAATTCTGACATCGCCAAAAGCATACCCATTAACAAATATTTACTAAATTTATTTCTCATAATTTTTACACTTTAAATTTTAAAAAAACTCCGGAAAATTTCACAACCTCCGGAGGGTCTTTTTAACAACTAATATATGAATTATCCAACAAACATTTTATATTTTATTAGAATAAAGATAGTTGTTTTTTCTCCGTAACCGCTGCATTACAATTTGCAACCGCCAGATTAAAATAACTTTCTTTCAACTCAAACCCGATTCCTTTTCTATTCATTTTTACAGCCTGATAAACTTCTGAGCCAATCCCCAAAAAAGGGGTAAAAACCGTATCCCCTGCATTTGTGTATAAATGAATCAGTCTTTCAATAGTATCAAGTTGTAACGGACAAATGTGCTTTTCATCATTCGTTTCTCTGCCGTTCCTGAATCCTTGCAACGTATTGCCGTAATCAATATCCATCCAGACTGGACTTGCATATTTTTGCCACAAATCAACGGGAATATCTGTATTTGTTACGGGGTCATTCCTTTCTCCGTCTTTCCTGAAAATTAGAACATAATCAGGAATGCCAACACGGCTCATAGTGCTGTCTTTTTTGACCTGCTTATGGAGTAATCCAAGTGCTTTTGTTCTTTGCATTTCTATTACGGGGTCTTTCCAGATAGTAACACGACTTGCATAAACAAACCCAACATCACTAAAAGCATTGATTATCATTCCAGAAAAGTCCCTAAGCCCGATAAAACCCTCTTTCCCTTTCTGAATAGGCAAATCCATGCAATGTACTGCAACATTTCTACCTTGCTTCATTACTCTGTACAATTCGCCAACCAAATATTTAAAATGCACCAAAAATTCATTGTAATCCTTTGAATTACCCATGTCTTCAATTTTATCAGAGTAAACATATAAATCTGCGAACGGAGGAGAAAACACGCTGAACCCAATACTCTCATTAGGAATGTCTTTTATCAATTCGCACGAATCCCCACATTTAATATCAAACCAATCGTTTTTTTCTTCCAGAATATAATCCGGTTTTTCGGTTTGGTGCGATTGTACCATTGCCGTTGTCATTTCTTTTTTCATTTCCTCGAATTGTCTTTGTTTTTGATTTATTGTTTGTACCACATTTTGCATGGTATCAGTTGAAATTATGTAAATATTAACGTTGTTTTTTTGCCCGAATCGGTATGAGCGTCTTATTGCCTGGTACAAACCCTCGAAAGAAAAATCTAATGAGGCAAATATCTGATTACTGCAATGCTGATAATTCATACCAAATGAGGCAATTTTCTGCTTCGTAATCAATACTCTGAAATCACCTTTTGCGAATCCGAGTAATTTGTCTTTTTTGTACTCAGGCGAATCGCTGCCCTTTACTTCTACGGAATCAGGGATTAATTTTTTCAAATACTCTCCCTCTGTATTATGCTTAACCCAAATAATAAACGGTTCATTGCTATTTTTCGCAATCTCTACAGCCTCATCCATTCTACGAATCATTGTAACCCGTAACTCTCCGTTAAATTCCGTAGCACTTACCGCCGTGTCGTTAAACAGCATTCCATTGTCTTTCTTGTCCGTTATGATTGTTTTCTCAAAATAATTTAACTCAGGTAAATCATAACCGGACATCTCAAACCCAATATCCTCAGGTTTACTAAGCATGATTGCCCAAGTTGAAACAAAACCATAAAATCGTTTTTTTGCGTGCCCTTTTAATCTCCATTTTGCCGTTTCCCCCCCATCGTGAATAAAATACATAGCTAACATTTCTGACCGGCTCATTACGTTCAAAAATTCTGCATGATTACATAATTCCATCGTGTCGTTTGGAGAAGGAGTAGCGGTGCAAGCTAATTTGTATGGAGTTTTTGAAAACGAATCAATAATTTGTTTTTTGGTTTCCCCTTCAAAGTTTTTCAGGATTGACGATTCATCAAGCACAACGCCCGAATAAACACTACAATCAATATTAGTAAGTTGTTCGTAATTGTTTACGTGAATGAGTGCCGTATCAATTCCAAATTTTACAGCCTCCTGTAATGTCTGACCAACAACGGCCAACGGGCAAAGGATTAAAACGGGTTTATTCGTGTGTTTACTTACCTGATTAGCCCATTCCAACTGCATTAGCGTTTTGCCCAATCCGCAATCCGCAAAAATCGCAAATTTACCAACAGATAAAGCACTCTTAACAATGTGCTTTTGGAAGGGAAACATATTTATGTTTAAGCCCGATTCATTAACATCAAACCCAGAAACATAAACGCCCTTTTGTTTTTTCTCGATAAATTGTTTGTACTCCATGATAATAATTGTTAAAATTGTTAATATATATATAAAAGAATTAAGTTTAAAAAGGTTTCATTTTTTGTAATAATTATTTATTAATACCTGAAAATCCGCTAAGCAATCAATAATAATATAATTGCCTACCAAATCCGCCTTAACCTCAAAATCCTTTTGTTTGTCGGATTGATTCCCCTTTGCGCTTTTCATTTCCACAAATAACGGTTTTTTGGTTTTATGAAAAAAAATCAGGTCGGACACTCCTTTTAACAAACCTTCTTTTTTAAGTCTATTCATTTGTTTGGCCTTTTGCTCCGGTGTGCCGTACAAAGCCACGCCGTTAGGCACTGCGAAAAATAACTCATTCGGGTATTGATACCGTGCCCAAGTTACACATAATTGCTGAATGTCGCTTTCTGAAAAATTCATTGCTTAATAGTTTTTGTGTTTTCAATTATCAAATCGCAAATCAAACGAATTGCCGGAATGCTTGCCGCCCTGCGTAACTCTTCAGGACTATGCTGAATAATGAATAATTCGTTTTTCAAATCTTTATCGGTGCCCGCTCTCCATTTCAGGTCATCAAGGTAAGTCTTTTGCGCCCTGAGTGCTGCACGCTCACAAACTTCTTTTGCACTCAGTACGTCGCCCGTTTCAAAATCCACACTACCCGAAACGTAATCAAAGATAATACCTTTTTTGTACAGCAAGCGGAATGCCTCTTTCCAAAATACCCAACGTAAAGAAGTATCGTTTTCTTTTTGGTAGCTACTCAGTAATTCATTTACCAAATTAACCGCCACATCGATTTCCATTTCTTTTTTTTCAACGTCAAAACTATTATTTTCTAATACGTGCCGCTCCCGTTCCCGTGCTGCTTCTTTTGCGTTCACTTCAGCAATGCACGAAAATATTAACGGCTCGCCGAGTGGAGGATGCCCGTATAATTCAATATTTGGTTTTACTTCCAACTTATTTGCGATGTACAGTTCCATCGTTTCCGCAAAGATTTTCAATCCCCTATCCGGAAACCGCTTCTTTATACTTTCGTAGATAATTTCTATCAATGCTTCAGGCTGCGTTTTATTACAGCCTAAGCGCATTTCAAGAATTTGGAAGGCGTTGATAAAATCAGGTAGAGCAACCACCGGAGCTGGTTTTTCTTTTTCAGTCTTTTCCATTATCAAAAGAGGTTAGAATCGTTACACACTGCTTATAGGTTAGCCCGCTTTTTGTTTCTTCTTCGTGCCCATCAAAAACGAGCAGGCAGGATAAACGCCCTTTGTAGTCCATCATTACAAATGATTTTTTGTACATAACCCAAAGCGGATTTTCTAACCGCCAATCCGTTTTTATCTCGCTTAGCGGCTCGTTTCCGAGCACACCAAACGGGTAAAAGTTTCGCATTAGATTTAACTTCGTTTCAAAGTGCTGCCACAGCCAAAGACGGTCGTTTCTTTCGTTTTCCATATTACAAAAAAGCGTTTAAAATACTTGCAACCTCAGACGGCAAAAGGCCTACATTTGATTTTATCCAAGTATTATTTCCTGCGTACAGTTGAACCCTGGCCAACCCTTTAGGGTTCATTTCTATCATGTGGTCATTTACCTTTACGGATAACGGGAACAAATACCCGTCTTCTATGATTTCTCCAAGTTCAAAAGATTTTGATACTTTTACTTGCTTTAAAAATGCCTCAAATTTTCGTCTTAAAAGTATGATTTCTCCAAGTTCAAAAGATTTTGATACTTTTACTTGCTTTAAAAATGCCTCAAATTTTCGTCTTAAAAGTATGATTGTCATGATAATTAATTGTTTAAAGTTTTAAATTGTTGCATAATCCAATCCTTTGTCGATTGACTCGGGTTTATTCTTGTGAGTGGAAGCTCATTGTAATAGTCTCCCTCCCCCTTGTAAACAAAGTCTGTATTGATTGCCCTGTTCCCGTCCCCATCTATCAAATACGCCTCCAGGCAAATAAAGTATGTAGGCATTTGAATGTAAACCCACCCATTCCAAAATAATAATTCGTTTTGTTCGATTTTCATTTGTATTAGTTATTAAATAGTGAATAAATTGTTTATATATTCTTAAACGTTTCTAATTTAAAAGGGTTTCGAAAATTACAAATTATTTTTATTTTTTTTCAATAAATCCGAAAATATGCTCAATTACCCCAACCGTCCAACCGTCGCCAATTAAATTACCGGCCTGCGATTTGGTTAAATTGCGAGTGAACCCCTCCGGTATATTGTGCATTCTTTCCATTTCTAATTGACTGCAATACCTAACCCCTTTATTTACATCCATACTTTCATCCGTATAAATTAACGTTGTCATCCCGGTGGTTTCGTTTCTATGAATCATATAATTTTGGCTTGCAGTAACCCCGCAAGACGTATTTAAACAAGTATGTTTTTTTTTATCAGAATAACCACTTTCCAAAATATCATTTAATAATATTTTCTTATCTTTTGGCTGAGGGATAGCGCACCGCCGCCCCCAAAATAAATCGAAATACTCAGGTCCTATATTTGTCCAATACAATCTATCTCTTAACGCAGCGCTAACCCGACTCCCGCAAATCCTGACCGGCTCTGTGCCTAATATTTCTGAAATCATATTATACCCTACGTCATCCATTATTACATTTTCAAGTAAAAAATATTTGGGTTTTGTTTCTTCTAATAAGCGGACATACTCATAAAAAAGAGAAGATTTTAATCCGTTTAGCCCCAACCTAACACTATTCGCCCGGCTGAAATCCTGGCAAGGCGAGCCGCCTATCAGTAAATCAATGCCAGGCAAATCAGCCCCCTTTATATTTCTTACGTCGCCCAAATGTTTCGTATTTGGGAAATTATCAAGAGTACAACGGATTGCA